GCCACCACCATCCATGTGGATTGGCTCACCCTTCTTGAGGTCAGCAATACCACCAGAGGCCATGCCCGGAGGAGGTGCCATTCCCTGAGCCTGAGGCATCTGCGGAGGCGGCCCCGCTGGAGGTGCGGCAGGGGGAGCCATAGATGCGGAGGGCTGCGCCACAAGGCCAGCAGCCTGCTGAGGCATGCCAGTGATGCGAGCACGCATGGCAGCGCCAGCAATGGTGTCGTCAGGGAGGCCGACAATGCCCTGCTGCTGCTGCATCTTGCCCATCAGGTCATCAGCTACAGTGGTGTCCTGCTGGGGCTTTGACGAGGCTTCAGCACGCATCTGCTCGCGGCGCTGCATCTCTGTCATGATCAGGAACTGCGGCGCAAGACCCGTGGGGTTCTTCATCTCCTGCGATAGCTGTCCATCTGACAGGCCCTTCAGGGTATCCTGCACCTTGAGAATGTTCATGACCGTTCCTTACGTAATAGCGTTAGCCGACCGGTATGCACCGAGACCCGCAATGCCAAGGCCGAGAGCCTGATTGAGGGGCGACTGTGATGGGGTTGACGCCGTCACATCAGATGTGCCGGAGATAGGAAGGCCGCGAAGAAGCTGGCTCAAGTACCCAACGTTGCCGCGTGTGTAGTCACGCTGGTTAACAAAGTCGTTGTAAGCCTTGTCCAGTTCGCTCTGGGTAAGCTGCCGCTTCTGCTCGCCATACTGGTTCATAAGCTGAGACTGCTGGCCGCCAAGCTTGAATGCGCTTTCACCAAGGCCCTGATAGGCAGCGCCGGAACGAAGAGCGGTGTCAGCCGCCTGAATGCCAAGCTGGCCAGAGAACTCCTGCGCCTTCAACTTAGCGTCACGGTCTGCCATGAAGGCCGCCTGAGCGTTGGTGTAGCCCTTGTTCAACAGATCGGCAGTGGTAGTGGCAAGGGTGTTGTCGTACGAGCGACGAGCCACCTCATTTGCAACAGCAGAACGGGAGCCCCCAAAGGCTCCCGAATTTGCGGCCTGAAAATTGCGCTGTGCCTGACCCTCGTCATACTGAGCGTTGATGTTCTTCTGTGCCTGAGTAATAACGTTCTGTGTGTAAGGGTTCATGTAGTTAGTGGCGGCCTGCGAGTCGAACTGCCCCACAGCGTTTGGGTCAAAGCTATGGTAGGCGTTCAGAGCAGTCCCCGCCGCTCCGCCATAAAGGCCGCTGGCGTTCTGGAAATTCTGGTTGTATGTGCCGCCAAGGTTTTCAGCCATGTTGTACGAGGCTGTGGTGTCTGGATCGGCAGTGGCGATACGCTGCCCGCCATAAGCCTGATACGGCTGATTGCTGACGGCCTCACCGCGCTTCATCATCCGCTCGAAATATGGACGAGCATACGCCGGGATGTTGGTTTGCGTTACGTTCTGTGTGGTGGCCCCGCCACCGCTTCCGCCGCCAGACATATTAGATCTCCTTGCTCATGGTGAGGTAGGCAGGCTCAAAGCCATGCCTATCGAGCGCGCGAGACCAGCCAAGCCGCCCGGATATTTCGATTGATTTGCACCCGTTATCGCGGGCGTGATCCTCAAGTCTATCAAGCACAAGGTCGATACATTCGGCCATGTCCTGAGCCGCACCAAAGCGGATGATGAGAACCTTCCGGCGAGGACACTGGAAAGCTTCGGTTGCCAGAAAGGCTGTAATTACACCTTTCTTAACCACGACCCACGGGACCATAGTCCCGTCCTTGAAGCTGTGCTCCAAGCTCTCCACGGTGTAGAGCTTGTCCATGTGAGGAACAAGGCGGTCTGTCAGATGCCCTATGCTGGCCATCAAGCCATCAATATACTCGACAGGAACCACACTTACGAACATTTCTTCTGGGTCATGGATATCATTCATGCAGGCATCACCTTGTTATCCGGGATAGAACCGGCCTGCTTGGTTGTGCCGGTCTTGTTCTTGCGGATGCGGTCCATCATTTCATGGAGCTTGCGCGCGCCCTGATCAGTCGAGCCATCTCCAAGATGGCTCACGACATCCGCAGGAACGACAAACTCACCGTCAGCAAGCCTGACGTCCTGTCGCCCGTCAATGCTTCCGGGGACAAGATCATCAAGTCCACCACCAGCACCACGGATCCTGCCCCCCGGCATGCGAACACTTCCCTTGAGCTTCTCTAGCGCTTCCGGACCAAACACCTGCGCGTATCGATCAAGCGCTTCCTTGGCACGGGGGTGGCTATCAAGCAAAGCCATCTTGGCTTCTGCCGCCACGTTTGCCTTCATGTCCATGTTGGGGTCAACCCCAGCAATACCACCACCATCAAAGGCGGTCTGGGGACCGCCTAGCTGCACTGCGCCGCCACCCGCATAGTTCGGTGAAGGGAAGTAGTTGAACTCAGGACTCACACCGCCAATGAAGTCAGGACCGGGCATCGTCAGCGCACGGCTGCGTGTCGGGAACTGTTCCGGATACTTCTTCTGAAGCTGAGCATCTGTAAGCTGGGGCTTTGTTCCAGCCTCCTGATTCTGGGAACCAACAAGGCTGGCCCCAATCGGCAACGTGGTGGTCATTGCGTTGTCGAGGAACGTTCTCTTCAAAGTGGCGAGAGGGGCGTCCTGAAGGTTCTGGCCGATAGCATCCATCTTGTTGGAGAACTGGGTCGGAGCGTTTGCAAACTTATCCATGAATGACATCGGTGGGGCAGGAGCAGCTACTGGAGCGCTAACCGCTGGAACGGAGGATGGCAAGCTGGCCAAGTTATGCCCAATCCCCCCCGCACCCTGAGCAGCAATGTCTCCAGAAGTGTTTGCTGCTGCAAGGGAGGCAGAGTTTGATAGACCGCTACCTGCCGCATTTGCGGTGGCATTCCCCGCAGCCCCAGCGGCCTGAGCGGCAGGCTCAGCAAGGCTGTTGAGGGCGCTGCCTGTGCCATAGCTCAGGATGCCGGTCATGATGCCCTGCTTCAGGTCACCAGTCATGGCGGTCTTTGTCGCGCCAGCGGCAAGAGACCCAAGGGCAACGTTACCACCAGTGGCGATAGTCGTTCCTGCGCCAACAACCATCGGCAGAATGGCATCAAAGAAACCGGCCTCTGGAAGGCCGGTTGCTGGATTGCGGGGTAGCCGACCAGAAGGATGAAGTTGGCCTAGGGCATGAACCTCAGCATCTGTAACGTGCATGAGGGTGCTGTCGGGTCCACGTCCTTGATTTGCCAGATGCGCCGCAGCACGCTTCATGTATTCCATTGGATTACCCCAGTAGCCCTCGGGCCTTCATGTCAATGATAAGACCGGCAATGACCTCAGCAAGATTGTTTAGCGAGGCGTCACTGCCGCTATCTACGTTGATAACCGTCGCACCATTTGTCTGGACGGAAACAGAACCAACACTGCCAACAGCATATGTCCTGCCGCCGCCAGTCAGTATCTTGGCGATGGAGAACTCTCCAGCGCTATATCCGGTTCCAAACGGCTGACTCAGATTGTTCAGGTCATATGTGATCGTTCGCGTCAACTGATCGAGTTGATTCTGGTCGTACTGCTCTGGAGCGTTTGGGTAACGGCTAACCATTAGCGCCTGCCGTCCGTTCGCATCTCGAACCTAGGAACGCCAAGCCTCCACGCTACACCAAGGCCACCGCTTTCAATCCGCATCACTGCCGACCTTCCGCGCAGTCTGAGCGATAGCTGCTCCGTGAACTGCTCCACGGGAAGCACAGCCGTCCTTGTGGTGGCAGCGTTCTGCGTCTCGCTGATCCCGGCTCCGGGGTAGTTGCGCATCTTCAAGGTGAAGGTTGCTGACGGGTTGGTGTTGGAGTTGGTGTCCCGGAACGTTAGGTCTGGAAAGACCTGACGCACAAACGCAAAGCTGTCGCCGTCACCGATCTCGAATGGGCTGCTTTCAATGTAGGCATTGATTGCAGTCGGCGGGTCCGTCGATCCATCGTCGTTACCGACTTCATGGTTGTACAGGCATCCATCTGTCCCGGTTGCAATCGGAAGTCCATTCTGGGCGAAGTCCAGCCAAACAGTCCGCACCAGCGTTCCAAAGTACCACACCTTCTCAAAGTAGTTGTAGGTGACGTAGCTATCGACCTCCTGAGAAGTCGCGGACGGGTAGAACCAAATCACCTCACCAAGAGAGATGTTGCTTCCGCAGGTGATCTTTGAGGACTGGGCCATGTTCATGTTGGAGAACACGTAGTCTTTGACGGAGCACGGAAGCTGGTCGATGCGACCGTTGTATGTGTAGAAGGCGTTCTCGCCCATCCAGTACACAGTATCATTGACTGACGCCTTGGCGTTTGGAGCAATGATGCTCGTGCCGTAGCCAATCTGCGTCAGGCCAAATGTGAATGGTGCTCCAATATACCTGAGGGCATACATGGAGATGTCGGTCCAGACAACGATCTCCTGCTTCGTGTGGATCTGTGTGACGAAGCTAGTGCCGGTTGCCATCCGGATATCGCCAGCATCGTTGTCCTCACGCGGTTGCCAGTCCGTCAAGCTTTCAGATGCGCACCAACGAATGATCATTGGGTCGGGTAGGTTGGCCCCATATGGCTGGCAGGAGAAAGCGATAAGGTTGCGTGTCGCTCCCGACACAACGATCTCACGGGCAATCGTTGGTGTGCTGTTGGCACCTGCAAGAGAGGTAAGGACTACAGCCCTGCTGCCAGCGGCAATGCTGGCGGCAGATGAGTAGTAGATGCCTCCATCTCTGACGTTGATAACTAGGTCCTGACCGAAGTTGTCATTGCTCCACAGACGCAGGGACGAGGTTATGGTGATGTCACCATACGATGACCCCCAAGCATTTCGCGACCATGGGCCAGCGCCCCAGCCATCACCCGTGACCGAAGTGTTCAGGCCGACGCTGATCTGGTAATTGAGAGTTGGAGTGCCACCGCCTGTTGTGGTGGACGTTGCAGACGTAGCTACGACAATCGTGATGGTGTTGGTCGAGACCGCAGTGATCTTGAACTCTTTGTTCAGATCTCCAGTCGGGATGCCCGCAAATCCGGTCGCCCCAGTTATGGTCACGTAATCGCCAATGGATGCCCCATTGGCGTTGTCTGTGATGACAACGTTCTTTGTGTTGACCGTGCTGGCCATGCTTCCGGACGCGAGCGTCACCGTCCTGCGGATCGGCGTGATGTCTGTGTAGGTGCCGCCGTAGAGCGTGTAGTATTTGTCTGACGTGCCTACGCCAATATAGTTCTGGCCCGTGAGTGTGCTCCAAGAGAGCAAAGATCTTGCGGTTCCCAGAAAGGTGTTAGTTGTACTTTTCTGCCACCCGCGCATCTTCTCCGGAAGACCGGCGCGGAAGCGAATCTTGTTGCAGTCGTACCAACCGCCCTGATTGGAATAGTTGGTGCCCTCGCGGAAGATGCCGGGCCTTAGCTGGATCTTTTGAAGGGCCATTTCTCTTTCCTCAGAACATGCTCAAGAAGCTGGAGCTAGATGGGGTGTACGTGATAACAATCAGGCCCTGCTTACCAATACCACCCAAACTTCCGCTGCCCTTAGTGCCGCCACCGCCAGCGCCATAGAGGCCACCTGCTCCGCCATTGTTGTCTGATGTAGCGTTGCCACCAGCACCACCGCCACCGCCAGAACCATAAACAGAACCAAATTCAGTGCCGTTCCCACCAGCGCCAGCAGTGGGGTTGCCCGCGCCAGCAGTTCCGCCTGCGCCACCAAAGCCAGCGTCTCCGCTGCCGCCAACATTTGTACTGGCGGCATTGCCTGCGCCGTTTTTACCTGCTGCGCCACCACCAGCACCGCCGTAACTAGAGAAAGATGCGTTTGCTCCGTTGCCACCGCTATACACCACCGAACCAACACATGATCCCGAAGCTCCGCCAGCGCCTCCATTGGTCCCGTTGCTGCTTGCCTTTAAAGATCCGACGCCACCTTTTGCCAGAACGCCCTGAGCAGTAGTTGTAGGCACGGAACCGGTACTGGAGATCCAAGTGTCTCCGCCAGTTCCTCCATCAACAATCGAGGCGCCTCCAGTACCTGCGCTGCCAATCGAGATTGTCGCGGTTGATCCGGGCGTCAGAGAAAAGTTGCTGACCTTTGCATAGGCTCCGCCGCCAGCGCCGCCAGAACATCCGCTACTTGCAGACCCTGCGCCAGCAGTGCCGCCTCCACCAATGACCTCAATCGTGTTGACGCCGCCAAAGTCAAGAGGAACAGACCAAGTGGTCCCGCTGGTTAGGTAGACAACTGTATCTGCCATTAGATCACGGCCACGTCAGGAGGAGTGGGATTTGGGTTTGTGAACGTTCCATCGGCTGGATTGTAGATCCAGCCGATATCGCAAGGCTTGTCTGCCGACAGTCCGATCAACAGGCATCCATCCGGAGCCGGGTCGATAGCCGGGTTCGCCACGATGATGTTAATTACAATCAACGTTGACTGGTCTACCACTGCCGAGTTCATGCTGGCTCCTTACGCCTGTGTTGTAACAGCAACTACGTCCCAATACGTGTCTGTGTTGTTGTAGATACACCCGACATATATTGTCTTGCTTGCTGTGGTTGACGTTGGGATGGTTGTGCCTATGGCACGATACGTACCTGCGGATGTTGGGAATGTTATCTTGAGCCCATCATACGATAGTCCAGAGCCGCCACCACCTGTAGCCGAGAACGTTGCCGTGGCAGTTGTCGTGATGGTGATTGTGTTTGTGGCGGCGTTGCTAATGATGAAGCGCCCATTGATGTTCGCGGAAGGGATGCCACCAATCGAGGACGTCACCCCTGATATGGTTACATAGTCACCGTTGCTCGCGCCATTTGCATTGTCGGTAATGATAACAGTATTGCCGCCGCTCGTCACGGACATGCCAGCATGGGTGTAGACAAGTGTCGGGGTGCCGCCACCAGTTGCCGTAGATGTCGCCGAAGCACCGGCAGTGACGGTGATTGTATTGGTAGCAACGGCACTGATGACAAACGTCTGATTCAGGTTGGGGGCAGTGATGCCCCCAACTGCGGTGGCATTGGTGATGGTGACAGAGTCGCCAACTACAGCACCATTTCCGTTGTCAGTAATGACGATAACCGCGCTACCGTTTGTAGTCGCAATAGATGTGCCGCCGCTGAGGGTGACTGTGCGATATGTGCCAGTGCTTGTTGGTACAGTGGATGTACGCCTTACACCGGCATCTTTGATGCGGACAATGAACTTCTGCCCGTCAACGGGTGAGCCTGATGGAGCGGAGATCGTTGTCGCTCCTGTAAGGCCAATGACGTCGAACTGATCCGTCGTGTCCCCGTTAGGGTTAAGTGTCCCGCTGTATGTCGTGCCGTTGTTTGTGACGCGGGGAGAGATGCGTTTGTTCGTGACTGTCGCCGTATCGGTGGTACCGATCAGGGATGTGGTGGCAACAGGGACGGTAGCTGCATGGTTGTAGACCGCAATCGGCGTGCCGCCGCCATTCGCGGTGGACGAGGCATTGCTGCCAACAGACACAGTCACGGTGTTTGTGGTGACGGCGGTAATCACGAATGTCTTGTTCAAGTTGACGGCAGTGAAGCCGCCAACCGCCACTGCGTTGGAGAGCGTGATGTAATCTCCAACCACCGCACCATTGGCTGTGTCTGTGATCACAATGGTAGGCTGGCCACTCGTGGTCGCAATCGAGGATGCGCCAAGCGGGTTCTGCGTGCGGAAAGCCGTAGTCAGGATGGTCGAGATAAGCGGGGCCGTCATGGTGGCGTAGTTGATGACGGGCGAGGTGAGCGTCTTGTTTGTCAGCGTCTGGCTTGACGCCACGTCAGCAATGGTAGCGCCGCCAATGGTGGTGCCGGATACCATGTCGCTGAACTGCTGAAACACGCCAACGGTGGTGTCGGTGTACACCAAAGCCTTTGTGCCATTGGCAACAGTGACTGTAGAGCCAGAGCCCGTTGTAATGGCAATCGACTGACCGCCAGTTGTCGCATTGGCAATGATGTACGTCTTGTTTGCCGAGGGAACCTGCAAGTTCCGTGTCGCCGTCAACGTCGTGCTGGACGTGACATAAAGGTACAAGTTACGCGCATCTGTACTCGTGGTGGTCGGGCTGTTTGCAATCGTGATGGTGAGATCAGCATCGGTTGCGTAGATGATAGAGCCCTTGCCAACAATCGCCTGCTCAAGCGCGGTGCCAAGGTTGTTGTTGGTGGTCAAGCCCCATGTACCAGACTGGTCGCCAGTGCCAATCAGTTCTAGGTGAAGGTTCGTCGAGTACGTGCTCGCCATGTTAGGGCTCCAGTCTGGCTCACGCCGGATTGTTTATATCTACTTGTGTCCACGATGTGGACGGGGTTGTTACGGGCGTCCATGACCCGGAAGCTGCTGGCACATCTGACCAGCTACTTGATACTTGAGGAACTTGCGTCCAGTTGGCATCTGGTATGCCAGCCACAGGCTGGAAATTGCCGCTGGGTCCATCGGGGTCAACCGCCCATGTTATGTGGACGGCAACGCTTCCTATGAATGCCGTGGCAACAATACCATCGGGGTAGACATTCCCACTGATGATAAAAGACACGTCGCCAATCGACGTGTCTGCCTGAAGCCCGCTAACATCTACTGAGGCATCTTGTACAACAATTACACTTCCAACATCAGATGTTGCTGATGTTCCAGTGACGTTGACATTTGCATCTCCGCTGACGCTCACGGAGCCAATATCAGATGCTCCAGAAACCCCACTCACTGATACGTTAGCATCACCAGTGGCCGTGACGGAGCCAACAGAGGCAGTTGCAGAGTTCCCAGTGACGCTGACATTGGCATCGGCTGTTGTGGTTACCGTGCCAACGTCGGCTGTTCCGGCAACGCCAGTGACAGAAATATTTGCATCGGCATTAACTGTGACAGACCCGACATCAGAGGTGCCAGACACCCCGGTGACGGAAACGTCAGCGTTGGCTGTGGCTGTGACGCTTCCTACGCTGCTTGTGCCGGAAACCCCAGTTACGCTTACATTTGCGTCTGCGGTTGTTGTTACCGTGCCAACGTCGGCTGTTCCGGCAACGCCAGTGACGGAAACATTTGCGTCAGCATTAACCGTGACTGACCCAACATCAGCAGCGCCAGATACTCCGGTCACGGAGACATCTGCGTTGGCCGTAACTGTGACGCTTCCTATGCTGCTTGTGCCGGAAACCCCAGTTAAACTCACATTTGCGTCTGCGGTTACTGAAACAGACCCAACGTCCGCAGTTCCCGCAACGCCAGTGACAGAGACATTTGCATCCGCAGTTGTTGTGACTGACCCTACAGATGCTGTAGCCGGGTCCTCAACAACACTGACGTTGGCATCTGCGGTGACGGTGACAGAACCTACAGATGCTGTGGCCGGGTCCTCAACAACGCTGACGTTTGCGTCAGCAGTTGTCGTAACGGAGCCTACATTAGCGGTACCAGACACTCCAGAAACGGAGACGTTCTGCTCCAGAAGCACCGTGGCAGTGCCTATGCTACCTGTAGCTGCATCCTCAACAACGCTGACGTTTGCGTCAGCACTTGTGGTTACTGTGCCAACGTCGGCTGTTCCGGCAACGCCAGTGACGGAGACGTTCTGCTCCAGAAGCACCGTGGCAGTGCCTATGCTACCTGTAGCTGCATCCTCAACAACGCTGACGTTTGCATCAGCGGTCGTGGTTACTGTACCAACATCGGCTGTTCCGGTGACGCCCGTGACAGAAACGTTCTGCTCCAGAAGAACGGTGACGGAGCCAACAGAGCCGGTTCCGGCATTCCCGGTAACGCTGACATTGGTGGCGGCATCGTAGGTAATGATAATGACGCCTTGAGCGCCAGCGCCGCCGTTTCCGCGAGTGACACCAGCGCCGCCAGAGCCACCGCCGCCGCCACCATAAAGACCGGCTGCGCCGCCCACACCGCTGGAGCTTCCGCCGCCAGACGAGCCGCCGCTGCCGCCACCGCCGCCGCCGGAACCAGCAGTGCCGCCTGCGGTGATTGTATATTCAGTACCAGCGCCGCCCACACCACCAGCGCCCGACGCCGCACTGCCAGCATTGCCACCGCCACCGCCGCCACCAGCGCCGTCGGTCCCCGTGCCGCCAGTGCCGCCGTTTGCAGTGCCTGCCGTGCCACCAGCGCCGCCAGAATAACTGAGGCCACCCGTCCCGCCTGCGCTGGCGCTTACGCTTCCTCCATTGCCACCTACACCACCCGTACCACCACCACCCGCACCACCAGTACGGTTGTTTGCGGTGCTGCCGCCGCTGCCGCCATTAAAGCCGTTATTTCCATCATCAGCAGCGGAACCGCCACCGGAAGCGCCATTGTAGCTGGTTCCTGAGATCTGGACGCCGCCATTACCGCCTGAGTATTTGGTGGAACCAACGCCAGAAGCAGACGCTCCGCCAACGCCACCGGAAATACCGCTACCGGTATATGCCGCGCCACCCTTGGCGAGAGCGCCATTTGTTGCGAGCGTTGGTGCTGAGTTTGCGGCCTTGTTAAGCCAAGTGTCGCCGCCACCCGTGCCGGAGTTGCCGGAGGAAGAACCGCCAGCACCGGCAGCGCCAATGTTTATGTAAACAGTTGCCCCTGCCGTCAGGCCGATTTCGGAAACGGAAGAAAACGCGCCGCCGCCGCCACCAACAGCACCAATCGCATCAAGCGCAGCCGGTCTTGCGCCGCCAGCACCACCGCCAATGACCCTGATGGTGCTTCCGGCATCAGTCCAGTCAGCCGGGACCGTCCATGTGGTTCCGCTGGTAAACTTAAGCGTAATGGCCATCAGATCACCTTACCCAGACCTAATGGCCAGACATTTAGGCGATGCGGATGATGGCGTTGGTGGCGTCTGCGGCAGGAAACACGATGGTGAAGTTGCCCGCTGTTGCGGTCTTATCTGCACCAAACGCAAGCACGGCTACGGCCTTGTTGGAGGCCGAAGAGTTGTAGATTAGTGCACCGTTGGCGGTGACCGTCACGGTTGAGAACGTCAGGTCCGCAAAGTCGGTGAAGGCAGTGGTGCCGGACGAAGTCGGGGTGACGTTGGTAAGCGTACCGCCGCCAGCGGTGTAGTTGGTGCCAGTCACTTCGTTGGTCGTGCTGTAGGCCGTGGTGGTAGCACCAAGAGTGGCGGTGCTGGTGTAGAGAGCCAGCTTGAAGGTGTTGCCAGTCGAGGTCGTGAAGTTGTGGGTACCCGTCATCAGTTCAGTCTTGAAGCTGGTGCAGAGGGCCTGCGTAATAGCCATGGTTGTTACTCCGGTGAAAGGTGTGAGTTACACCTTAAGAGACAGGATGATCTCAGAGACATGCTGCGCTTCAGGGCGCAGCATTTCCGCTAGCGTTAGGCGATCCGACCGCACAGCCTCTACCATGTAATGGTGGATCACCTTGCGAAGGATGTCCTGAAACTCCAAGGCCTGCGCACGAATTGCAGGAGGAGCCGTCCCAGAAACACTGATAATGCGGCGCAGCAGGAGATCGGTGATCTCCTCGACAGAATGACCACGATTGCTCGTGGTCATCACCGACACATCACCAAGAACAGGTATTGCATGATCATTCATCATGATTTGACTTCAACCCTCTTAGTTCCAGAACGATAGCTGTCACGCTCATCAAGACCCTCGCCAAGAAGCTGGAAGGTGCTGAGCGCTTCCTTGTACCGGTTATCATAGAGCTGAAGAAGATCGGCGTCACCCTTCAGGAAGATGTACGCTTCAAGCAAGCACGCAGAAAGCAGGACGCTCTCAAAATACGAGCTGATCCATGTCGTTGTGTTGGTATCACCCGAAGTGATGCTGGCTGGCTTGGCATGGTAATTCAGTTCAACCTGATATCCAGTGTCTGGCGTGGGGCCAACAATGAATGTTGTCTGGTTGAAGAAGCCATAGCAGTTGGGGGTGCCAGTTGTTCCCGGAAATGGAAAAGCTTCCCGGATAAACGAAGGCTGTCTGGACAACATGTACGTGTACTGTCCAGTCGTGGGGTTGATAACCGCGAAGCTTGCAACAGAAAGCATGTCTGCCGGGGACGCGAGATACTGATTGTTTGAGGTCAGGTAGCCGGTCGAGTTCTTACGCTCGACCGGCGTCTGCACCGACTGATAGATACGATCCTCAGCCTGACGAACGATCAGCCCGATATTGCTGACAAAGGTCGCGTCATTGTACTGAAGATAATCTTCAATAGCTTGTGTGAGCTGGCCATATGTCAGCGCCATGATTATGCGCCCGGCTTGAAGCCAAAGCCACGCTGAGCAATGCCCGCCCCGCGCACCTTACCACCAGTGGCCATCTTCTTGATCTTGCCGCCCTTCTTCTTGCCTAGGGGGTCCATCATCTGGCTGGTCTTCGGCTCGATCAGGCCACGCAGAGCAGGCTTTTTGCCATCAGGCTTCATATCAGCGCCAGTGAGCGTGTTGTTCTTTACGGTGCGAACCCCCGAGGTCTGCTTCTTGAAAGATGCCTTGCCACCCTTGGCCATCATTGCCTCCCCTGAAGGGGGAGCCATGGTCGGGCCACGGCTGTTTCCACGCATACCAAGGGGCCGCGACATTGTGCGCATTGGCATCACGCCAGAGGAGCGTGCGGACTTGACGATGGGCTTCATGGGGGCAAGAGCGGCCATCAGATCAGACATGCCGCCACCGGCCATCTTATCCACGTCCTTGCTGGAGTTCTCGAACTTGGCCATGGACATGCCAGCCTTCTTGGCCTGACGCTTGTCCATAGCTTCTTCGCGCGGAGAACCCTCGGTCATGCCGCCCTTGGCATAGCCAGCCTTGCCGCCACATGCCATGCACTTGCAGCCAGCAACATGGCCACCCTTCTTCATGCCCTTCTTTGTATCGTGCTTGACGTCATCAGATGACGCCTCCCACTCCTTAAGGGTCATGCCGCGAGCCTTAGCCATCTTCTTGTCCTGAGCCATATCCTTGGCAGAGCCCTCGAAGTTTTTGACCTTGCCGCCCTTGGCCATCTTCATGACCTTTCCGCCTTTTTTAAAGTCCTTGTTGGCGCGGTACATCTGACGAATATCGCCTTCAGGAAGGTCCCGGATGGTCCCGCTTGTTGCGCCTTCGGGCATTACGCTAGTGGTTGGATCTTTGAAGTATTCACCCCTAGCATTTCCATAGTCTTCTCCAGTAGAAGGACCCATTGATCTCGCAACTACGCCATCGGGGGTAGAATAGCTAAAATATGGCTCGCCGGTGGCAAGCATATTTTTGAGTTCATCTCGGTCAGACGCCTCGTTTTCCCGGTGGGTTATGCCTTGATACATTCTCTCGGCCTGAGCATCGGTATTGGAATAAGGCTGGATGCGCCCAGTGCCAGTAGTGTTGGCCGGAAGGTTTTTGGGGGTAGCCGCACGCTTCTTTGCAGCGGCGGCGTCTGCCTCGCGCTTGTCCTGACGGGCGCGATAAGCGGCCATTTCCATGCTGCGGTCACCTCCTTCGGGAAGTCCCGCCTTCTTCATGGCAAGGCGATCACCCTCGGTGAGGTAATCGCCACCGCTGCCGCTATTGCCAATATCGCCACCGCTATAGTAGCCCTTGACCTTGCCGCCCTTCTTGAGCTTCTGCGACACGGTCTTCGCCGCGATGCTGGTCTTTTCAAGGCGGCCAATGCCGCCGCCTGCGCCACCGGTCATATCGTTGTAGGATGAGGCGCGACCGCCTGAAGCCATCTTTTTCACAGTGCCACCTTTCTTCATGGTGCGAGAGCCGGGAACGGCATTAAAGGACTGCGGTGCAGGAATGCTCTGCGCAGCCATGCCAGCACCGGGCATAGAAGCGGACATTGGAGCGGACATGGACGCCTGATCCGGAAGAGACATCATCCCCGCATCACGAGGCTGCATGCCAATAGGACCAGTCTTGTTCTGAAGACCGCGAGTGGCAAGCTGGTCCACAGGGCCAGCCATACCGCCATCGGCCATCTTCTTCATGGCGAGGCCGAAGCCCCTAGTTTTCTTGGTCATGTTTCGACACCATTAATGTAGACGAACGCCTGACCCAAGGCTGACGTCATGAAGACTGCATTGTTGCCAACAGTACCCGCGATATTGACTATCGGCGGAACATTCGGCGGATTGTCGTTGTTCAGGCCCTCGATTGGAATCCAACCAAACAGCGCACGGCTATCAGCAAGATTGGGTTCAGGGCGAGGCTCACGAAGAGCAATCGGATCAATGACGGGATACTTGCCAAGCTGGAGCTGCGGGTGATCCACGTCCCGGCAATCATTGCAAACCTTGATGCCGATTGGTCTCTGGTTGTAGATCTGCTTCTTCAGGTCATGAAGCGGATACCGCTGGCCACAACGGTCGCAATAACCAAATGCGCGTTTGCCTGCGGCGAAAAGAACCATCAGCAGGTAACCCACGGCACGAAACGTACCGAGGCGCGATCACGATCCTCAGAAGCAGCAAGATCATACTGCTCTTCATAGATCTGTTTCAGCGACGGGATGTTTGCTCTGACTTCTGGCTTCTGAGATTTGAGCGCCACATGGTAGGCGAGACCTGCTACGAGGCAGGGAACGAACCTGAAAGGAACGTCCATCGTGTTGGCAGCGCTTATGCCCGTATCTTGGATACGGCGGAGTCGCCAATACAACACAGTGTACGCTTGATCTGGCACCGGCCACAAGGTGAATTTAGGTGGATTGGTAGTAGTTGCACCCGGTGTAGCGCCCCCAAGGCGCTGCACATAGATCTGCACCGGTCGAGCCTGCACAGCCTTGTTGGGGATTTGTGCGTAGGTCGCGACTGAAATCCGCTCAAGGTTATAGTCAGTGTTGGTGCCGCTTGTATTCAGGCGCACCACCTGCTCGATCATGTCAACGGTATCAAGAGGCAAGTCGTAGGTGGACTGTCCCGGAACCATCGTTACCGAAAGCTGCTCCACGGTCCAAAGGTTCAGGCCACGGTTGGCCCATTCCATGGTCAACATGTTGAGGCTTCGACGAGCGGACCGCATGTCGTAGCCGGAGCGAAGCTCCATGCCAGCACGCTCAAAGGCTTCTTCACAAAGCTCCTGAATGTCCAGTGAGAGTGAGGCCGTCCCGGACGTGGTCATGTCAGGCGATCCTTCCCTTAGTGCGGCCTCGTTGAGCGATGCCGCACCCGCGCTTCACAAGTCCACCCTTCTTCAAGTTGAGTGGCTTGAGGTTGATCGGCCTGTCATCACCGGCCCCTTGGAACGAAACAGGCTGGGTGCCAACGGCATCTGATGGAGCAGGAGAGGTGAACCCAGATGGGGAAATGCCATCAACCTGCCCACCATCGGCAAGGTACATGACGCGCTTTGCCCGCTGGAGGTAGTTCGGAACACCAGAGGACGGCTTGAACTTCTTCAGGATGCTGGCTTCGTCCATCTTACCTCCAAGTGTTGATACCTCTTTGGAGGCATTGGAACGGTTCATTTGGAGCGCTCGACCAAGCGATCAATCTTTTCTTCGAGCCGGTCGAACCGGCTCATTACAAGCTTTGATGTCTCCGCCAAGTCACTCTTGGTGGCATAGCTTTTTGCGACATCAGTCTTGTGCTCGCCAAGACTTCCTTCGAGCGTGCGAACACTGTCCATGAGGTCCTTCAAGATGACACCAAATGGCAAGATAACAATCGTGAGAAGGATCTGCCAGATAAAACGCCAATCATCATTGGGCATGTTGACCTCAACAATTCCATGCCCGAAGGCTCTTGTTGATACGGGAGTTGGGGTCTCTGGCAGTCTTGGCGGATGTGAGCTTGCTTTTCATGCCCTTCATGCGGGCGCAGAAGCTATCTCTACGTGACCCGCCCTCAGGCTGTGGCGCTTTCAATCCCGGCTTGCCGGGGTTGGCTGCGTTGTAGGAAGCACGGCCCTTGGCGTTCAGACCGCCATTTGGGTTCTTGCCTTCCTTGCGCGTCCATGCCGGAGATCCAGTCTTGCCCTTCATTTGGCACCTCTGAATGGCTTGACCTTCGCGGCAATAGACTTTGGCTGCGCAACAAACTGCTTGCCCTTGGCCTTGCCTGCGCGCTTTGCAGCGGTCGTGGAGGCATACTCGGCAGGAGATAGGGCCTTGATGGCGTCGGCGGGGAGATACCGTTCTCCGGTCTTCGAGGACGGCTTGCCTGACTTTGTGCGCCAGTCCTGCTTTCCCCAATCACTGAGGCTCTTCTGCGGGGGCTTCATTTGTAGCCCCCGCCCTTAGCTTTGTACTGCTTGGCAAGGAGCTGTGCCTTGCGAGCAGACCACTGACCGGCACCAGTGCCTTGCGTTGCTGAGCCCTTGATCTTGTTGAACAAGGACTTTCGCATATCAGGTTTGGTATAATTACCTGATGCGTTGACCTTGGATCCAGTCTTGCCCTTCATTTCTTGAAACTTCTCAGGGTCTGAGCAAGCCGGGCTTGTTTGCCCAGCTTGCCCGGAGCTTTGGCCGCCTTGGCAAGTTTGGATGCAGGGATCTTCTTGTCACCCGGCACCTTCAGTGCCTTGTGCAATGCCCCCGGCTTGCCAATAGCGTCCTTGATCCAGTCTTTTGCCATGGCATCACCCGTAGAAAACGGTGCAAGACTGATTTGCAGCAAGAACAACCTGAATGCCGCCGCGAGCAAGGATGCCCTCCCCCGGAATAAGGAGAGACGCGCCGTTGACGCTGTTGGTGTCTACAATCATCAGGACATTGAAGAAGCCCGTCACATTGCTGGTGGCAATCGTGCCGGATGCTGCCGTGGTGACTGTGAAAGTATTGGCGGTGACGGCAGTGACCTGATACAGACCGTCTAGAGCACCGCCGCTTGTGAAGTCCAAATAGATCCACTTGTTGACCCACAAACCATGATTTTCATAGGTCACGGTTACCGTGGTTGTGGTGCGGGTGTAGGTCGCTGCAACACTTTCAGTGTCGTAGAAATATGCCTCCCCAGCGGTCGCGCTGGTGGCAAACACGTTGTACCCCTTCATACGGGTGCGAAACGGGACGGCAAGTCCGCTCGCATTCATATGTTGGGATTTTACGTCATACTGCTGAGTGGTCATGGGTAGGCTCCTTTCCTATGAAGGGCCAGCCTTAGGAGTTCTGAATGAACTGAACGACCAGAGTGGCAGTGCCGACCGCAGTGGTGGTAGCGGTCTGAGTGATGCGGACGTAGAGGGGGGTTGTAGGTGCGCCAGCGAGGGCGCTAACGGTGGCATCAGTCGCCGTATTCATAAGGCCAGAACCGGCGGTTCCGAAGCTGCCAAGAGCGCCAGAGACAAGGGTGTGAGCAAAGGTGCCAGCAGCCTTGACGGTTGTTGCAGCAACGTACTCACCACCACCAACAGTCGAACCAACCGAAATCGTTGCCGTCGCGCCCGTGAAGGCGGTGCCGGTGTACGTGGTCATGGCAACCACGGTGGAGCCAGCCGGAATATAGATCGGGCCGTAATCAGTGGTCAGGGCGGCAACGGCCTGAATGTTGAGAGCCGAAGCGAGCTTGACCGGCTCGACGTTGCTGTACTGACCCTGACGGACGGTGCCTGCCTGAAGCGGACCGGAAAAAGTAGAAGTGCTCATGGGGAATAATCCTTATGCAGAAGTCGCCGTATCGTCTCTGCATCGTCTGCTGGGCGCAGTCGATACGGCTATGATGCCCAGAAAGGTATAAGTTGCACGTTCAGGTGGAGAGGGGGCTTGAGGCCCCCTCTCCTTTGAGAACGAGCTTAGGTTGAGCCCGGCGAACCGAAGATCCCGAGGGGATCAGACCAACCAAAGCTATAACGCTCACGAGCCTTGTAGCGCACGTTGCCGGTGTCAAAGTCACCGTCCATGGCCTGCTTCAGCGGGGCGCGGACAAAGTGCTTCAGACCGTTGGGAACGTCCGTCAGCAAGAACCAGCCGTTGGTGTCCGTGAGATAATGGTTCACGGAGAAGCCACCGGGAATGGCCGACATGCTCTTCAGAGCATTCAGGTCATTGTCGCTGGTGCTGGTGCGGAGTTCCGTCTGCAAGATGCGCGTAGCAACGAACATCAGTGCGGGCGGAATGATCAGCGTCTTGGGGCGAGCCGCGATCAGCAGACCACGTTCGTCAGTCCAAGCTGCGATCTGAATGACCGCCGCTTCAAGCGACGTCTCGTTCAGATCTGCACCAGTGGTGGGACGGTTTGAGTTGACGCCGCCGCTAACCAGCGGATGGCTGGTGGAGCAAAGCGCCACACCGTCACCACCAAGGTAGCTGCCGCTGAAGGCGTTGTTCAGAACGCCAGCGCCCTTAACCTGCTTCGTGTAGGCCATCGCGCGGGCGAGGGACTTCGTGTAGCGGGCCGACAGGCTGTCGTACAGGTTGTCTTCCATCGCCTCTTCGGTGATGGCAAAACCAAGGGCAATCGTCTCGTGGGTGTAACGAGCCGACCACACTTCCTGCGCGTTGTCGTAGTTGACGCCGGTGCCTTCGTTCTTCACCGGAGCGGCGTTGAAGCCCGAAAGCTTCACTTCCTCTTCAAAAGAACGCTCGGAGGTCTCGATCTCGTAGATCTCCTTGTGCTCTTCCTCGTAGGTCTTGTAAGTCAGACCGAACAAAGCGTTCAGGCCCGGCAGAAGCTCCTTGAGGAGCTGTGCGCGACTGATAGCCATAGATCAGCCCTCCTTAACGGTTGTAGATGTGGAAGCCTGCGCGAATGCAGACAAGCACGTCTACATACCCAGAGGCATTGATGTTGTCGGGAAGCTGCGAGATGCCAACTACCTTGAACGGGTAGGTGTTATCAGCAGTACCGGTCGCGAGCGACAGGTTACAGTTGCCCGAAAAAGCATTGCCACCGGAAGCTGCAGACAACGCATAGTTCGAATTGAAGTTTGAATACACGTTGAAGCTAGCCGCGCTGGCCTGAATCTGAATGATAGCGCCCGGATCATCCATGACATAAGCCTGAATGTCGGAAGCCACCGTGTTAGCAGGGTAAAACTGCTTGAAGATGGTGTACTTCAGGTTGGGATCCGTGTAGGTGCAACCCACAAAGATGCCCAGATACACTTCGGGGGACGAAGTCGTACCAAGGGTGGCGGCGGCAGGAACCGTGACGCCAGAAGAAGCAAACACAACCGGCTGGCCATTGTAGATGGCCGTGCCGTAGTTAGAGACGATGGGGTACAGACTGTTACCGTTGGTGTTCGGGCGATTGCCGGTAAGTCGA